ACAAAAAGAGGCGAAATGAGAAACCCTATCACCATCATTGATCTAGGCGAGAAGCGTATTGCTTTTCGACAAGACATCAGGGATTTGATTTAACGTTGGAAGAAGTGTTGGTCACACCTGGCCTGACCCTCTTCCCTGTTAACAGATACATTCGGATTTGTTTCTCGAGCTCTGCAATCTTTTGCTTGTTGAGCGATTCCTGAGTAATCTTGTCCATTCGTAATTTATACCTTACGACCTAAGTGAGGAGCTCGTTGTTATGACATTTAAAGAAAGATTTGAAGAAGAGTCCTGCGCTTTTGTCACTCTTGACCCTACCGAAATGAAATTTTATAGCGGGTGTGGTTGGGCTGTAGCAAGAATAAATGAAGACAAAATAGCTGACTTGATCTATTTAAAATACATGGAAAAAGATAACTTAAAGGATTTTTTAAATAAAATCACTTCAGATACACCCTACTGGCTTGGAATGTGTTCTTCTGGACAATTCTGTGAACCAGAAAAGGTTGTGCGAGAAAGTGTCGTTTGTTTAGCAAAAATAGCGCGATTGCACGCTGAAGAAACTTTTATTGATCCATGCGAATAGAATCTAAAATGTCTTCAATTGATGTTTTGCTGTCAACAATAACTTGTTTATTCCAATTTTGTCCGAAGCCTTGCGACCTATTAAACTGTCTTTGCTCGGTATTTGGTAATTCGTGATCAGAAATCCTAATACTTCGGCCCTCTTTATCTAAATAATAACTAGACACTAATCCGTCGTGTTTACTTGTATGAGAGACACTCCATCCGTCGTTTTTCAAACCTTTCACTAATCCCTTTAAATTAGCTTTTTTTCGATAAAAGCCAGGTGATCCATCAAATAGCCCATGTCGATATTCGTTTTTTATTTTTTCCGAATCTGTTTTGTTCCAGTATTTAGCGTTGGGTGAGGAATCAACAGCATCCTGGCGCGCTTTGATTGCATTTTGCTCTTTTAACCTTTTAAGTCTCCAATTAACGTCACTTCCAAAATAAGCCCCTGGGTTGTCAGGATATCGATTTTTTGCACGCTCATCCCTTTTTTTTGTTATTTCCGCACGCAACACTCTAGCTTCATGGTCTTTTGACAAGCTCTTTAATTTTTTACTCGGCTGCTGAGAAAATTCATATAAATCTTTACTCGTTTTTTGGATTATCGGCAGAGTTTTACCACCACCAAATGGAACAGAGGCCGCTGCTAGTACTGTATTGCCAGCAGAACTTAAATAATTCCCGGCGTCGTATTGCATTTTTGCATCACTGAGCATATCGACTGCCGCTAACGGACTAAGATCAACTAGTGAATCAAATGCTCGAGAGTTTGTTGTGTTAGCACCGAAAGCATCTACCGCGCCCATTCTCATGCGGTCTGTTAAAGACGGTACTCGTTGCCTCATTTGTTGAGCGCGAGGAGCGACTGTTCCATCAAAACGTTGGAGAGAGTTAGCAGCTAAAAATTGTTCTCGCTGCGACGGCGTAAGCTGTGCCAGGAACTCAGGAGGGATTTGCGCCATGCGGCGTTTGGCCTCCAACGTCATAAATGGATTATAGCGTTCTGCCATGATGGACCTACTCTGGCATGTCGCCAGTGCGAATTATTTCTGCGAGTTCTTTAGCGCGTGAGGGAACTTGCTTGGCGTATAAGGAATCGGGGTAGATGTTTACTGCCGCTTCCTCAAAATCACCCTTTGCCATAGCTGAATGATGATTGATGAATAGCGCATATCTGGTTGCCCCCAAGTTATAACCAAGAGACATCATCGCCGCCTTACGCTCAACCGACAAATCGCTGAAATAATCGTAAGTGCTCATCTCTTTTTCTACGCGCTCAATATCAGCGTCGAGGAGCATTTCAGCTTCTGCCTCGGTGATTCCGAGAGAGGTAAGGTTACGACCGAACCCAATTGATAGGTTGCCGTTGTCGCGATAAGGATGCAGCCGCAAACCTTCCTGGCGCTTGAGGAGTTCTCGTATCATTTGGGGATCTCTAAATAGGTTGTGAGCTGCACCGTCGGGATGTCTTGACGATCTCAGGGAGTAGATAACAAGACCGGCACAAACCCACAATATCAAAATGGTAGCGTGTTTCACTGAGGATATGTAGTGTATTGATCGCGTTTTTTTAGCAGTGTTAGCGTCTTTTCTATGTCCCTGTAGGCAGCCGCTAGGTTGTTTTCGTACTGGCGTAATCCGAGGCCTACGATCTTGGCCCGGTCCGAATTTGTGTACGCTTTGTTTGCTTCGTTCAGCCCCTGGTATAAGCGTTTGCTAATTATTGTGAGTGCTTTTTTTTCCTCGAGCTCGCCTAAAGCTACGTCAATATCTGCAAACCTTGCGTCTCGCTTATGTTGCCTGTCGACATAGATCTCCAACCCGGAAACAATCTTGGAAGCCTGGAAGCTCCCCCTGTATTCCGCAAATCGCGACAGTGTCGAACTAGAGGGCCAGCCCTGCTCAATAGATTGCGCCTGATCGAGCCAGATGTTTATAAGATCATCGATGTATTCTTTATTAATAATCTTGCTCATCGGTCGCCTGAATTCCTTCGAGGTTTTTCTCGAGCTCTTTATTACGATTCACAATTTCCCAATACATCACGATCAGATCCGCTCGTGGAGTATCTAGCGGCTTCCTGGCCTCCGCTTCGAGCCACTGAACGTAATCTGGACCGTAAAAGTCAACCATCCAGCGTCTATAATTTAATATGTGCAAACTGTCTTTCATCAACCACAGGTTTTCATGCGCGGTTTGAGGGTGGATGTTCTCCTCGAGGATTTTTGTGCGCTGATGCTTACGCGAGATGAAGTGCCCTCCCTGGGCTTCTTTCCAATGAACTCGGGCTCCTGAAGGTACACAGGTGACCATTCCGTCTTCATCCGCAGCTTTGAGCCTGACCATTCGCTGCATTTTTTTAGCAATCTCGTCGACCAAGCGCGAGTAGGTATATCCCTCAACCCCTCTTTTCTTTTTCTTTTTCGGCGAGCGCCTTTTGACTGCGCGAGATGAAGTCGGACCAGGAGAATTTTTCGGCGTATCGGTCATATATCTGCCCTATGTATTCGTTAGCCTGGCTTATGGACAAAAGACTGCTGATGTCGACGATTGCCATGAGCTCGAGCTTCCTTTCAAAAGAGAGCCCTGCTTTAAAATTCTTGTCATACAGCTCTTTGAACTTTTCGTTACTGGCTCGCAGTAAGGGCACTCCGATTGTCAGCTTGCACTCTGCCTTGGCATGCTCCATATCGCCGCCGTAGAGCTGTTTGCCGATCTCCCGGTACATTGCATGCTGAAGCATGTTTTGTTGCCCAGAGCGCCTCCTGGCATCGAAGATGGTGATTATGAGCTCGCCGCTCTGTGTCAGGCTTTCTTGAATTAGATCGTTGAGGTGTTTCAACTGATCCATGCGACTTATTCTGAAATGTTCGCCGTCCATACCGTATGCACACCCTTTCGATAACCTATAGATACCCTATGAAGACCCTATGAAAACCCTATAGATAAGATGTTTCCGCGGAACTTTATAAGAGTTCCGCGGAACTTTTGTAGTCGCAGGTGCTGTTAAAATGTGTAGCAGCTGCTAGTCTTTTTTCTTTGGCTGCTCTACAGCCCTTATCTTTCGGACATCTCAAAATGAATACGTTGGAGGTTAGGCCCGCCTACAAATTGCCGACTTGGGTGCTGCCACAGACCGACAGTGTTCTCCCAGGGGATGTGCCTGTTCTTAGCGATGACCAATTTAGTATCTGGCTTGCTCAAGTGCACTAGGTCTTCCTCTGAAATATACTCACCGATTTTTTGGAGCTCCTGGAGGCGTTGTTTCTTCTTGTCAGACCAGACGATGGCAAGAATGCTTGAGAGCTGCGAAATAGCGCCGCTACCGAGCGCATCAAACCTTGTAGGCACATATTCGTCACCGCCCTTCTCGGGCTTCCTGGCGTGATGTACGACAGCGAGGTGGACGTTAAAGCCTTTTGCCAGAGAGACGAGCATTGCGTAGAACCCGCGCTCTTTTTCATTATCGCCGCAGACCCCCTCTACCATTTGAAGGCAGTCGATGACGATGAATCGTGCGCCGTAATCCCTGACCATTTTTAAGATTAAAGCGTAAACCTCTAGCGCCTTAACCGTTCCAACGTGGTCATAAACCAATATCCGATTTGCACTCCAATCGAGATACTGGGCCTTCAGCTCATTAGTTGGGTCTGTCGCGCCTAGTGATTGCTTACACAGGAGCTCGCCGATAGATCGCACATCCATCTCTAGCGAACATAGACCTACAACATGATCTTTCGCCGCAAAGGCCACTATCTGATTGAGCACTGAGGATTTCTTATGACCGTCGATGCCGATCCAGGTAGATATGCAGCCGAACTGGAGCACCACTTTATCTTGCAGCTTAGACCAGGGTGTCTGAATGCCTTGAAGCGCAACGCTTTCGCTAGTGTCGGCTAAGATGGTTTCTTTGTGCCGATCTAACCAGTTGACCCGGTGCTGCGTTTTTTCGGCGAGTACAGAATTTAAATGTTCCTGAGAAAAATCTGAGACTGAGATTCTGTCGATGTTCATATCATAATTTCTCTTTTGGACGTTGGAGGCGAGGCCTCTTCTGCCCAGGTCTCCCACAGGCGGCGCTTGAGGATTCGGCAAACGTGGGGGAAGTTCGGATCAAATTGATCAGTTGATCGGAGCGCGAGTTTGCGACGGTATTCTGATTGGGAAATTCTGAGGAGAGCGGCAACGTCTGAATCTGAAAATTTGAGTTTCTGCCACTCGCGGTAGGCTTCGGACTTGCTACCCTTACTTCCCAACGTTGGGGTGAAGATTGCCCAGAAAAAATTAAAGTTGTCTGGATACAGCGTCGTGAGTTTGTTTTCGACACTGCGGGTCGACATATCTTTTAGATTATCCTTAGATAGATTATCGTTAATCAGATCATCGTTAATCAGATCATCGTTAGATCTATTTACTGTAGATCTTTGCATAGAGTGTGCCAACTCTACCGCATCGTTAATCAGTTCATCGTTAATCAGATCATCGTTAGATCTATTTACTTTAAATCTTTGCATGTAGTGTGCCAACTCTACCGGAGTGCTGTTTTCGGCCTCTCGCTGTGTCGTTTTCGCACTAGCGGTTTTGACCACATAAACTGTGCCGCTAAAACGTCCGTGACTATCATATTTCTGAACCTCATCGATCATGCCAAGTTTCAGTAATATATTTTTTGCACGAACAAACCTGGTCTTACCCAAGCTGAAAAATTCACGCATCTCTACCGCTGTCGCTGCTTGACCGTCAGGAAGCATTCCGAAGTAAGTGTAGAGAGCAACCGCAACTGCATCTCGTTGTTCTAACACGAGCTTAAAGGTCATGTACGAGACCCCAGCAGTCGTTACTCTTTAATCTTTGAACAATGTCTTTAATCCAAATCTTGTCGCTGTCTGAGCATTCCTTGCCATCTAATCTGTCGTTAATGATTCCCGCTCGAATGATCACCATGTTCGCCAGATCGTTCCTGGGGTCATAAGGAGGCCGTTTGTACGGCATATCGTTAGCAAATAGGTCAGAGACCTTTAACCCTACCGCCTCTAAGACTTGCTCTTTAGTACAGCCAGAATGGCAGTATACGAGGGTGCATTTGCGACCATCAGTAAGGTATAGGGTTTGTGACGTAGAATCGCAGACCGGGCAAACGGCTGTGTACTTGCCTTTACCCAATCGCCTGGCATTGTAGAACTGCGACAATGCTTCTGCGTCATTCATCGATCATCTTGCCTCTGGGCTCTAACTTAATCGCGACGATCACTTCTTGAGGTTTTGGATATCCGTACATCGCCCCACATGCATGGACCGCTTTTGCTTGGATCTTCTTAGTCTCGACGAGCTGATCATCTGTCCAGACCCCAACGTCCCTTGTGCCAGAGATCATTTTTTGAATGGCGACAGGCTGAAACCCAAAGTGTTCAGCCGCTGCTCGATAGGTCAGCCCCTTAGAGCTAATCCATTCTTTTAGCGGTATTGGACGCTGATAAGTTGTCGGGTACATAGGCACTCCATATTTTAAGTACAGGTGAGTGTACAAAAAGTATAGATTTGAGTCCAACAAAATTAGAACTCTTTTAATTCAGCATCAAATTTGCGCATTAATTGTTCGTGATCCGAGTGCAGTTTTTCTAATGCTGCTTTTTGTTTGTAGATAACTCTTTTAAATTTCTGCTCTTTTTCAGCTCTCGACGATTCCGCGCCGATTAAGGTATAGATAGAAACGCCAAGGTATTCAGCTAGTCGCATTGCATAACTGAAATCTAAACGATTTGTGAGCGAGGGATTGAACAGAGAATAAACCTGCTTAATAGTTAAGCCAGTGTCTCGGGCAACGTCAGCTTGCGATTTTCCTTGACGCTCTAATTCAATTCTTGCGTTTTTTCTAAATACTTTTACTACTTTCATAGCGAGACCATACAATTTGTATGATCTTGCTGTCAAAGGTTTTTAAGTTATCCGTAAAAAATTCTGACGGCATAGCCGATAAGGTCATAGTTTTTTATGTGAGGTTTGCTTTTGTTTTTAACGACTTTCCGCTTCTCCCCATTTGTCAGCAGCCAGGTTCGGTTTCTTGCCATCGGCCAGCGCTCGTCCTTAGACCAAAAGCTGTCTGGTTGTCGGATAACGACAAATGACCCAATGGGCAAAAAACCCCCATCAAGAAACTCGCTCATATCGCAGTCTGGTCCTGCCTCAATTTTTATTTTGCAATCAATGTGCCAAACACCTAACTCGTTGAAAGGCGTATGAAATCTTATGATCTCGTTTTCTGGTTTGTTGCCAGAGAGAGTGCCGATAACTGGCAATGTAACGTGGTCTGCAAAAACGAAATCAGGGTCAATAAGCCGAGCATCAACACCGAAAAAATTTGCAGCCGTTACAACTTCACCGCGAGGAATCGTTCTTGCCCCAGTGAGGTACAAACCAAGCGCACTTTCCGACCAGCCGATATCCTTCGACGTTTGAGTGATGCTTTTCTTTGTTTTTTTCTGAAAACTATCAAAGATTTGTTTTAGATTGTTCATTTTGCAGTTAAGCCTCGATTTGCTTTTTTCGCTTTATTGGCTAATTCGTGGCTTCCAATCTGGCAGTATTTTAAAAAATTAATATAAAAAAATGAGATTTGCTACCCTTTTTGGTATTGAGGCGACTCAAGTTTTCGGGCAAGTTGAATATCCAGCCATACAATATGTATTGGAGTACCCCGGAAAGCCTGGTGTAATACTTATATACTGACTGTACATACGATAGTCTCTGCGGTAGTATCTGGTTTTTGATCCCTTATGATACTTCAAAAAGCCGAGTCTATAAATGCTTAAGAATGAAGAAAGCACAAGATTAAAAGCCCTATGGGTTGCAAAGGCAGGTTCTCTTAACCTGACCTACGCCAAAGCTGCTGACTTTATGGGCTTCAAGCCCGGCGCGATAAGTTCTGTAAGCCACATGCTCAATGGTATTAATGAGATTAATCTTAAGCGCGGGATACAATTCTGCGAACTTCTGGAAATTCAACTAAGCGATTTCAGTCATCGGCTTAAAGAGGAGGCCGAAAAAGTATCAAGCCAGGTTCGAGGTAGTAGCGGGGATAGCCCAGACGCTGCTGATGTGAACTGGCTTGTCGGGGAAGATGACATGACGATCCAAGACATCATCCGAACAGCAAGCGGCGCGTCGAACAAGGTGTTCTGGCATGGGCCGCACAGTAAACAGACTTATGCGTTAGAAGTTTTGTCCGAGGCTAACAACCCTACTCTGCCGTCGGGCGCAATTGCCTTTGTCGATTTCGAAGTACAACCGAAGCCGGGCAAAATGTTCTGCCTTCTGCGAGACGGTAGCCTGACCTTCGCAAAATATCTGGGAGATAACGTTGCAACGTTGGTCAACGAAACCTTTCCCGACCCAGTGTTTAAGATAACTGGCGAAGAAGAAATTATCGGCTGCGTGTTAGGACATCAAATTCAGGGATGACCCCTGTTTTTTTTGGCTTTCGAGCTGTACAAAACATATACTCACTATACAAAACAAACAGGAGTGATAATGAGAGCACCTAAAGAAGAGTTAAACGTCGCTCTGATGGCGATATCCAATGAGGTAGGCCCGATTGCTATGGATAGCGACACCAAGCAATGGAGCTATGCCTCCCTGAAAGCGCTGGTTAAGGCGATTAAGCCTGGTTTAAATAACCACGGATTAGTCTGTTCGCATCAATCAGCGAGCGAGTATCGTGGCGATGCTGTTGTTTATGTTGTTACGACAACTATCACCCATGTAGAAAGTGGTGAGTCCATCGCGACACATGGTTCCTCCGTGATGGAGCGACCTTCTAGCGATCAAGAGTACGGAAAAAAAAGTACCTACTGGCGCAGATACAACCTCCAGCTCCTGCTTAATTTGACATTCGACAAGGACATGGACGACACGGACGGCATGACCGGACCTGGCGATGTGGTTGTCGAAAAAGCGCCAGAGCCAATACCTGAGATGGAGTTATTACTGGCAAGCATAGTAAGAAAAATAGAGGGGGCATCAGATAAAACAGAATTTGCAAAACTGCATAAGCAGTGCAAGCCGAAATATGAGGCGCTCGATCAGGTTTACTTGGCTCGTTACAAGGCAACTTACTCCTACCTAATAGATCAACTACCAGAAGCAGAACCCAATGCAGCAGTTGAGTGAGGCTTGGTTTTTAGCCCGCAGGGGAAAACTCACCGCATCGAGAGTCGGAGAGATTATGCCTGGTAAGCGAGGAGCATATCTTAAGGCGAGAGATGACCTGTTAAGCGAGCTCGTGAATCAGCGGCTAGGTGTTCGAGAAGAGCCAGGAGGCATGCACTTTGCCCAGAAGGCGATGGATTGGGGCACGAAATGGGAGCCAGTAGCGCGACAGGCCTACGAGCTGAAGACAGGCGATCTATGCGAAGAGCTCGGGCTGATTGACCACCCAACGTTGGAAGGAATGGCGGCAAGTCCAGATGGCAAGCTGATCCTAGAAAACAAACTCATAGAGATCAAATGCCCATTCTCGGATAAGCAGGATGCGCTAATAGATTTACTGATTGATGAAGTCCCGGTGACTGAGCCTATATGGCTAGAGCGAATCGATTCGGGTTATCAATGGCAGATGTTGTGCCAGATGGCCTGTACTGGGGCTGAAGCAATGGACTTTGTCCAATACGACTCTCGGGTCGAAGAGGCCTTTAAATGTATTGTTATCCCCTTCCCAAGAGATGAGGAGCGGATAGATCAAATGCTCGAAGAGGCCAGTAAGTTTTTAAATGAAGTGAATATTAAAGTAACCAGAAGGAGAGCGAAAAGTGCAAAAAGAATTTACTGAGGAAGGCACGTTCACATTAAGTCCTGTAAAAGACAAAAAAGAAGATTGGCATGCCGATTTTAGTGGCTCAATCAATATAGACGGAAATTGGTTTTGGCTGAACGCCAAAAAACGTAGTGGCGAGAATGGTAATTTTTTAAGCGGAAACATTGGGAGACAGAAAAAACCTAAAGAGCCTGTCAGCATTCCAGCGCCCAAAACAGACTTCAATTTCGACGATGACCTTTCATTTTAGGAGGCGATATGACTTCAGAATTCATCCATCGGAAACGATACGCTGAAGAGATGGGCATAACTGACAACGTAGTGAAGAACTGGATGTCTCGTCATTGGACTAAAGGAACGCACTACAAAATCGTAGGAAAGCAGACTTTTATTAACTCGCGGGAGGTTAACAAATGGCTACGAGAATTTGGGACGGAGAACCAAATATCGTTGAACACAACGGCAAGTTCAGGATAAAAATAAAGCGAAATAATAAACTTGTCGTAAATGAGGTGATTGCGGATTCTGATGTTTCTCGTAAATCTGATCTTATTCGAGTTAAAAAGATTAGAGATACCTATCTAGCAAAATTGCTATTAGATGAGCCAGTGAGAACCAAATCAACTAAATCTAAGGTTAAGGAAGACAAAAGCCTGATTAAGTTTTCTGACGCTGCTGAAAGGTATAGAAAGATCTACACTAGCAAGTTAGATGGTGCTTCATTAGCCGACTACGATAAGCATCTAAAATCACACTGGCTCCCTCATTTCGGTAATTGGCTGATGTGCGATATCTCTGATGAAGATGTCTTAGAATACTTTGTCGATTTAGAGGACGTTGGGAAGGTTTACTCAACAAAAACTAAAAAGAATTACTGTCAGTCTTTGAGTAATGTTTTTAGGACAATGAAGCTCGATAATCCAGTTGCTGGCCTGTGGGGCGGCAAATCGAGAATGGCGAATGAGCGAACGAAAAGAAGTCGGTATCTACCTGAAGAAGTAGATGCCCTGCTCGCAGCCTGTGATCGTAATGGTCGAGGTGGGTTTAATATCAGGCTTTACTTCACGATAGCGATCTCCTGCGGATTAAGGCCGCAAGAGCTAATTGCGTTAAAGTGGAGTGATTTTGATGGCGAAAATTTGACCATCCAACGTTGTCTGTCTAATTACGAAATTAAAGAAACAACCAAGACAGGCAGATCTCGCCGGGTATTTGTACCAACCTGGGCAAGAAGCGAACTAATCAACGCCCCTACTCGATTTGGTAAGAATTGGATATTCCCGAACACGCAAAATAATAACCTGTTAAAGCCTACGTTTTTTAATGAGGAGTGGGCAAGAATTCACGCCGAGTTAAAAATACCTTATGGCAAAGCGTCAAATCGAACGCCTTACACTTGTCGGCATACAAGGGCGGCTGAGCTGCTAACTAACGGTGTTCCTCCAGCGAAGGGAGCGGAGCAATTAGGCAATTCTGTGCAAGTATTTTTAGCGACTTATGCGGAGTGGATCGAAGAGTATTCTGGGCTGGATAATTCTCTTTTAGAGAGAAAAATGTATACTGAAAGGGGCACAAAAGGGGCACAAAACCCGATTTTGGGGCGCTGAAATTAGTTAAGTTATTGAATTATAAAGGAATTTAGTGGCGGAGGAGGAGAGATTCGAACTCTCGTTTAGAGGTATTTGAGGGCTTTTGATGCTTTTATGATCTGTTTGCAAGCTGTTGAGTTTAATAGCTTTTTATTACAATCGGATCATAAAGGCATCATTAAGAATCATCCAGATACACTGTGAAAGGGGCACAAAAAGGGGCACGGCTTTCAGGATTTTGCTTTATCTGGATTGGTCCCTGCTGTTTATCGCGCCCAGTAGTCCAGCAGTTCCAGCAGTCATTGCAGCCCCCCTACTGTTTAATAGTCCAGTAAGCTGCTGGGCTTGTTGATTTCGCTTCAGCAGATTGTCGTTGAGCTGTCTCATCCTTGGGGATAAGTTAGCAGGACCAACCTCTGGCGGGTTGAGGCCAACTGGGTCTAAAAGGAGATCTGCTAACTCTCTTCTAGTATTTTTACTACCACCCATTAATCGAGATCTTACCG